TTCGGTTAAAACTTCTTCTAGCCGTGATGGTATTGCTACTAAAGGCAAGACCAAAGGCACAATGATTGCCATGCGTAATGGCGGAAAGTGCTAAATCATGCCAATGACACCCGCAGCTGCAAAGCAATACAAACCACGCCGCACGCCCGGCTCTTTGGATGATGTTATTACGCCCGAGACCCGTGCAAAAATGCAAGAAGCTAAGACTGATGTAGAAGACGAAAAAACTCGTCAGAAGATTAAGTCTATGGGCTACGCTAAAGGTGGCGTTACCCGTGCAGACGGCATTGCTAAGCGTGGTAAAACACGCGGAAAGATGTGCTAAACCATGATGGCCAGTCGCGGCATGGGGGCCATATCCCCATCTAAGATGCCCGGCGGGAAAAAGAAAGCCCGCCGTGATGATACTGACTTCACGCAATACGCTGAAGGTGGTAAAGTCAACGCCGCTGGGAACTATACTAAGCCCGGCCTGCGTAAGCGGATTGTGTCTCAAGTAAAAGCCGCAGCGACTCATGGCACTGGAGCAGGCCAATGGTCAGCCCGTAAAGCGCAGCTTGTAGCTAAAAAATACAAAGAAGCCGGTGGAGGGTATAAAGATTGAAAGCTCCTCAGAAATCGCTTAAAGACTGGGGCGACCAAAAGTGGCGCACTAAGTCTGGTAAACCGTCGAGTAAGACGGGTGAGCGGTATTTGCCTGAAGCAGCTATTAAATCTCTGTCTCCCCAAGAGTATGCGGCTACAACCAAAGCCAAACGTGCTGGCAAAGCATCTGGCAAACAGTTTGTAGCCCAACCTAAAACAATTGCAAAGAAAACGGCAGGATTTAGATGACCACTACTGGCTCAACCCTATTCAATATGGACTTCACGGAGATTGCCGAGGAAGCATGGGAGCGAGCCGGTCGTGAGATGCGTTCTGGCTATGATCTGCGTACAGCGCGTAGATCCATGAACCTGATGACCATCGAGTGGCAGTCCAAGGGTATCAACATGTGGACTATGGAGCAGGGGATCATCAACCTGACTCCGGGTTTGGCTACGTATGCACTGCCGACTGATACTATTGATTTGTTAGAGCATGTGATTCGTACTGGGTCCAACACTGCGTCAACGCAGGCGGATTTAACCATTTCCCGTATTAGTGTTTCTACTTATGCCACTATTCCAAACAAGCTTAGCCAAGCTCGCCCAATTCAGGTCTGGATTCAGAGACTTTCTGGTGAAGTTAATCCAACAAGTTCAGTTTTGGCGGCGGCCATCAACTCAACCGACACAACGATCACGCTTAACTCGGTGGTTGACTTAGCGGGTTCTGGCTTTATTCGCCTAGATAACGAAGATATTTACTACACATACGTCACAGGGAATACCCTAGGTGGCGTGTTCCGTGGCCAAAACAACACAACTGCAGCGGCGCATTCAATCAACACTGCAGTTTACGTACCTCAACTTCCGGCTGTGACGCTCTGGCCTACACCAGATAATAGTATCCCGTACCAATTTGTGTACTGGAGACTGCGTCGCGTTCAAGACGCTGGCGCTGGCGCTGAAACAGCTGACATGAACTTTCGTTTCTTGCCCTGCTTGGTAGCGGGCTTGGCGTATCACATTGCCGTTAAAGTGCCTGAGCTTATGCCACGTATCGAGATGCTCAAGCAGATGTACGACGAAACGTTTGAGATTGCGGCTGGTGAAGATAGAGAAAAAGCAGCTGTTAGATTTGTGCCACGACCTATGTTTATTGGTGGTAGCTACTAATGGGTAATCGGTTCGCATCCGGCAAGATAGCGATTGCTGAATGTGATCGTTGTGGGCAACAATTTAGACTGAAGAAGCTTAAGACTGAGATCATTAAGCAACGCAAGTACGAGTTGTTGGTTTGCCCTGAGTGCTGGGATCCAGATCAGCCACAGTTAATGTTGGGGACATTTCCAGTAGATGATCCGCAGGCTTTGCGTAATCCTCGCAAAGATACAACTTACGTAACATCTGGTGTAAACGCCAGCGGTAATTTGTCTGGTGGTTCAAGAGATATTCAATGGGGCTGGAACCCGGTTGGCGGGTCTAGGTTTTTTGATAATTTATTAACGCCAAACTACTTGGCATTAAGCGTGCAACTTGGTACAGTTACCATACAAATAGGAGCTTAAAATGGCATTCACAAAATCAGCAGACGGCATTGCTAAAAAGGGTAAAACCGTTGGTAAAAACTACGGCGATAGCGGCCCCGTTGCTAAAATGATGCACGGCGGCAAAGGTAAAGGTAAGGGTAAAACCAATGCCGATATGTTGTCTATGGGTCGCAACTTGGCAAAAATTGCTAATCAAAAGCGAGGTTAATCATGGCTACATTTAGCAAAAAATTGATGGGCAAAGAAGTTGGCGACGCCAAAGTCTACGCTACGCCACACACCATGACCGGTAAAGTTGTTAAAGCTTCCGAGAATCCCGGTTCTGGCCCTGACCACAGCGATGCAAATACAGTCAATATGTCTGTTGGTAATGTGTCTCGCCGTGCGCAGCCAGCTACAAAAACTAGCGGCATCAAAGTCCGTGGTACTGGCGCGGCTACCAAAGGCGTAATGGCACGAGGCCCAATGGCATGAACTACACCCAGCTTGTCACTGAGGTAAGCAACTACTGCGAGAACTCATTCCCAACTGACGATATGAATACGTTCATTCGTCAGGCAGAACAGCGCATTTACAACACTGCGCAGCCTGCTAACTTGCGGAAGAACGTGACAGGCTCGTTGACTCAAGGTAATAAATACCTTGGATGTCCTAGCGACTTTTTATCGGCGTATAGCCTTGCTATATACCCAGCATCTGGGTCTGGCGATTACTTGTATCTGCTGAACAAAGATGTGAACTTCATGCGTGAAGCATATCCAAACCCAGCAACACAAGGCAAGCCAAAGCATTACGCAATCTTTGGCCCTCAGTCTAATGATATTAATGAGTTGTCATTCATTGTTGGCCCAACACCTGACTCTGCTTACATGGCGGAGCTGCACTATTACTACTACCCAGAGTCCATTGTCACTGCCGTTAATACATGGCTTGGTGATAACTTTGATTCCGTGTTGCTGTATGGCACTATCTGTGAAGCTTTGGTCTACATGAAAGGCGAAGGCGATATGGTTAAGCTGGCGCAAGATCGCTACGTCCAAGCAATTGCTTTGTATAAAAATCTGGCGGATGGCAAGCAGCGTGCTGATGCTTATCGTGACGGTCAAGTAAGGGTTTCTGTATCATGAGTATTCTTCAAACAGCGACCACAAGTTTTAAAGTTGAACTGCTTCAGGCTATTCACAACTTTGGCCCAACGTCGCCCAACACATTTAAGATTGCTCTGTATACCGCCGCTGCGGATATTGGCTATGCAACAACTGTTTACTCTACAACCAACGAAGTAGTTGGTACTGGGTATACGGCGGGCGGGAATACACTGGTAATCTCCACATCTCCAACGTCAGGGAATAACTTCGCCAACATCCCAACAGCGTTTATTTCGTTCAACAACACAAGCTGGACAAACGCTACATTTACAGCTCGTGCTGCGTTAATCTATAACGCAACGCAGGGTAACAAGGCCGTAGCAATCTTGGACTTTGGCGCTGATAAAACTGTCAGTAACGATAATTTCCAAATCATCTTCCCAACCCCCGATGCCAATAGCGCTATCGTGAGAATTTATTAAGGATCCATCATGGAATACAGTGCAGCAAAAGATCAAGTATCCGCAGGTCTTATCACCAACCCAACATCAGGCGACATGGTAGGTGCTGGTGGTGTTTACACGGTTACTTGTGTAGGCGCAGACGGCATTGAGAAATGGTCTGATACATTTCACAATCTCGTGATGAATGGCGGTCTGGCCAACATGAACAGCGCGTATTTTGCCGCTGGAGCACAGTCAACCACTTGGTATCTGGGTTTGGTTACCGGCCCCGCCTCTGGTACAACTTACTCTGCTGGTGATACCTTGGCGTCCCACGGCGCTACAGGCTCTGGTGGCTGGACTGAAAACACAGACTACTCTGGTAACCGCAAGTCTGTTACCTTTGGTTCTGCAACAACGGCCAACCCTTCGGTCATCACAAACTCCGCAGCACCTTCATCATTCCTGATGACGGGCACAGCCACGGTAGCTGGAGCGTTTTTGTGTAATGTGGCTACTGGCACTTCAGGTGTATTGTTCTCGGCTGGTGACTTCACCGCTGGTGACAAGTCTGTAGCAGCTGGTGATACTTTAAACGTTACATACACATTCTCTCTGACCGCGACCTGATAGGGTATGTTCGGAGATGTAGCCCTTGCACAAGCACCGTTTGCTGCCCTTGGTGGCAATACGTTTGGCGTCTCCGTTTCAGAAAACAGCTCAGCGTTAGACGCATTTACTGTTGAGTTTACTGCGGGTGGTTTGATTAGTGAATCAGCCTCCGCCCTCGCAGTTCAGGCAGCCATCGGCACATATCCGGGTTCAATTGCAGAATCCGCTTCAGTCTCAGATGTTTTTGATGTCATCAACAACACATTCAATGTTGCTTTAAACGACAACGTTGGGGCGTTAGATGTTATCTCCGCCATCGGTACGTACCCCGGAAGCATTGTCGAAGCTTCTTCTGGTATTGATTCTGTATCTACCCAAACAGACTTTGTTGGTTCTGTCGCAGAAGCCATCAGCGCAGTAGATGCAATTATTGCCAACGCCATCTATGTGGCGAGCGTATCTGAATCGGGCGCAAGTATTGATACTGTTGCCTCGCAGGTAAACTTTGTAGCCACGGCAAGTGAAGCTGTATCCGCTAGTGCAGTCATTACCGTTCAGACTGACTTTGTTGCCACTGTTCAAGAGACGGTTAGCGCAGTAGGCGTTAGCTCGGTCATAGCCAACTTTGTTGCGGCACTGTCAGAGACTGCATCGGCTAATGCTGCTTTTGGAGGCAATTCTGTATTTAGTGTCTCTGTTGCAGAGACGGCAACTACTTCCGCAACGTTTGCTTCGCAGGTAGTTTTTGTTGGATCAGTAGCTGAATTTGCTTCTGCTGTCGGTGTTTACAACGTCATCAAGACGGCCAACGTATACCCGACCGGAATCCAATTGGTTGTTGCAATTGGTGATCTACTTGTTTGGGCGGTAATAGATGACAGCCAGAGCGCAAACTGGCAAAATATCAGCAACGTTCAGGCCGCTACGTGGAGTAACATTGACAATGTTCAAGCGCCTGCTTGGGTGCAGATTACAAACACACAGTCGTCTGGATGGCAAGATGTTGATGACACCTCAACCCCCGGTTGGAACGACCTACCGTCGTAAGGATTAAAAATGGCTTTAGTATTAAAAGATCGGGTTAAAGAAACATCCACCACCGCTGGCACAGGCACGATTACACTGGCTGGCGCAGCTGCTGGATACCAATCTTTTTCCGTCGTGGGCAACGGTAACACCACGTATTACGCCATCGTTGACCCAATTGCAAACGATTGGGAAGTTGGTATTGGTACGTACACCTCTTCTGGTACAACTCTTTCACGCACAACCGTACTTTCTTCTAGCGCTGGTGGTTCGTTAGTTACCTTTGCAGCCAACCCCAAAGACGTATTCTGTACGTACCCATCGGAGAAAGCTGTCTATCTCGATGCGTCTAACATTGTTGCTCAGCTATCTTTTGGTGCAATCACAGCTACTTCTGTAGCAATGACCACAGGCACAATTACCGCAGACCCAGTTAACAACACAGACATTGTTAATAAGGCATACGCTGACGCTATTGCATCGGGCATCCACTTCCACGAGGCGGTGGGATACGCCACTACTGCGGCACTGCCTGCTAGCACATATAACAACGGAACATCTGGAGTAGGCGCTACGCTTACAGCAAACGCCAATGGCGCTTTGGTGGTTGATAGCCATACGTTTACTTCACCTGCGGATAACGGAACCCGTATCCTCATAAAGAACCAAGCAGATGCTGCTCAGAATGGCGTTTACACGCTAACTCAGGCGGGCAACTCTTCTCCCGGCGCACCGTTTATCCTGACCCGTGCTACAGACTTTGACTCTGTGGGAACCGGAGTTGACCAGATTGACGAAGGTGACTTCTTCTTAGTTACTAGCGGTGTAGTTAATCTCAATACCGCTTGGGTGCAGCAGACTGCTCCCCCCATCACAATTGGTACAACAGGGATTGTGTTCCAGCAGTTCTCTGCACCAATTACCTACACGGCGGGCACAGGTTTAAGCGAGTCACCCACCTACACATTTAACATCGCCAATACAGGCGTGTCTGCTAATACTTATGGAACTGGCTCTGCGGTTCCAACTATCGTAGTCAATGCTCAAGGTCAAATCACCAGCGCGTCAGATACAACTATCGCCATTACCGGCGCACAAGTTTCCGGCAACATTGCAGGTTCTGCTGGGTCAGTAGCTAACGCTTTAACTGCCGGTACGTTCTTAACAAGTGGCGGTACGTTTGATGGCTCTGCTGCACGTACTTTTGCCGTTGATGCTGTCTCTACAAACACAGCTTCTAAAGTGGTTGCACGGGATGCCTCTGGTGACTTTGCTGCTGGAACAATTACTGCGGCCCTGTCAGGCAACGCCACAACTGCAACGACATCTACAAACATCGCGGGCGGTGCAGCCAATCAGATACCTTATCAAACAGCAGCGGCCACAACATCGTTTATCACGGCTCCCACTACAGCCGGTACGTACTTAGAATGGAACGGCTCTTCGTTTGCGTATACAGCCATCTCTACACCTAGCTCTGTTACCTTCAATAATGGTGGTACAGGCGATGCATCTGGGACAACCTTTAATGGCTCCGTAGCACGCACAATCTCTTATAACACTGTTGGTGCTCCATCTACCACCGGCACAAACGCTACTGGCACATGGGCTATCTCAATTAGCGGCAATGCGGCTACGGCTACGTCTGCTACAACAGCTACAACTGCCGGATCTGCGACAACTGCAGGCTCCGCTACTACCGCTGGTTCTGCAACAACCGCAACAACAGCCACTAACTTGGCTGGCGGATCAGCGGGCACTATCCCCTATCAGTCTGCTGCGGGTACAACCGTTCAACTTGCCGCAGGTACTTCAGGCTTTGTTCTCCAGTCTAATGGCGCAGCGGCTCCTAGCTGGGTATCTGCTTCTACAGCTGCTGGTGTAAACAACGGTACGTTGACAATGAATACGTCTGGCACGGGCATCTCCGGCTCACAGACATTCACAGCTAACCAAGCAGGCAACGCCACATTCACTGTTACCTCAAACGCAACAAGCGCAAATACGGTTTCAGCTATTGTTGCTCGTGACGCATCGGGTAACTTCTCGGCAGGGACAATCACTGCATCATTGAGCGGTACGGCTACGCAAGTATCCAACTCTTTAACTAACGGCACGTACATCACCGGCAGTGCTTACAACGGCTCATCAGCGCAGACATGGGCAGTGGATGCTACATCGGCCAACACAGCTTCTAAGGTAGTGGCTCGTGATGGGTCAGGTAACTTTAGTGCAGGTACTATTACTGCGACTTTGAGTGGCAACTCTTCTAGTTCAACTGTTGTTGTTAGCCAAGACATTCGCACACTTGCGCCGTCAAGCACAGCTGCGGCAAGGCTGGCGTTTGGTTTTACGTCTTGGGCAAATAACAATACCAGCCCATACGCAGACTATTTGGCAATGAGGTCATATACCGATGGCACTGGCGGTAACGACAACTTGTTGATGCTTAATAAAAGCACTATTGCCATGCGCGTGTATCAGCAGACTTGGGGTTCTTCAACGGCGTATTCTACTTTTGCCGATGTGTTGATGTCCAACAACTACAGCTCTTACGCCCTACCAATAACTGGCGGCACGCTGACCGGAACAATTAACGCCCCAAGCTTTCAGACAACCGGCGCTTATGGTGCGCAAGGCATATTAGGTTCAATTTCGGCTTCATGGGGTGGTCAAGCTTACCCAACTGTTTACAGTACTGACGCAAATCGCTGGATTATGCTAATTAACCCTCACATCTCTTACACCCAAAACGGTGTAAATGGGTTTACTGGGGACATGGTTGGCTCAACAATTCGTTTTGCAAGTAATACAGCTACTGCATCATATTGGGATGTGGGCGTAGGAAACAGCGGTGTTGGCGCTGATAACTTTAGCATTGGTCGCGCAGGTACAAGTTTATTTAGAATTAATAATGCTGGTTCTGCCACAATTAGTGGGCAAATTAACGTATCCGGCTCAAAGTTTTATACCGTAAGCAACGCTACTGGCCAGTCGTTTGAACAATATGTTAACGCTGGAAGTGGCGCAAATGCATGGCGTCATATTTATGGTGGCACAGGTACTGGCTTTGGAGTTGGTGTTGGTGGTTACGGTATTTACTACGACGGTAACGGAAGCTACAACGCTATCTTTAGCCCAAATGGAACTGTTAATTTTGAATATAACGCATTCATTGCTAACAGCCAAATACTGACCGCAGGTAACTATGGCTCCTATGCGCCAACCTTAACAGGTGGCGGTGCTTCTGGTACTTGGGGTATTAGCATTACGGGTACTGCCAATGGATTAAGTAGTTCAAACTATATTAACCGTGCTGGCAGTTCTGGCAACTGGAACACTGACTTTACAAATACTTCGGCAGGTACGGCGCGTTATGTTGGTGATGTTTCTGATACAACAAATAACCCCGGTGGGTCTTGGTGGAATCAGATAAACATGCGCCATAGCAATAGCGGTAACTTTTGGGGCACTCAAGTTGCTTGGGGCTGGGAAGATAACGCTAATAGGTTGGCGGTACGATGTATTAGCGGCGGAACTTTTGGTGCTTGGGTTTATTATTTAAATTCAAGTAACTTTGGCTCCTACGCAGTCCCTTTAACTGGCGGGACAATGTCTGGTGGGTTGACCACTACGTCTTTAGCGTTAAGTAACGGCTTCACTATCAGCCAAGGTGGTAGTAACTACGCTTCTATTAATAGCTGGGTGTTTATACCTAACGAAACTGGATTTTATTCCGGAATTAACGGCGCACACTTTCTGCCCAACCAGCAGTCAAGCTACGGCTCGTGGCGCATGATTGGAACGCGAAACGGCTGGAATGGTATTTCATTTGACGCAAGTGATGGAGCCATTCAGTTAATGATTAACCCGGGTTCAAACGAAACGGGTTTTCACAACAATAGCTACGGTTGGCAATTCCGCTGGTCAAACGGGACTTTATTTTGTCACAAAAACTCATATGGCGGCGGCACAAGCGCAACGGTTTTAGACAGTAGCAACTATGGCTCCTACGCACTTCCTTTAAGCGGCGGAACGGTTAGTGGGTCTGCAAGTTTTACTGGTGTTCCATATATTTATGGTAACGGTAACACAGGTGCTGTAACTTCTGTGGGTCTTCAGGTGTATTCAGTCAGCGGTAATGGCGCAATTATGGCGTTCCATCGCGGCGGGTATTACGCCGTCAATATGGGTCTTGACTCTGACAACGTGATCCGGATTGGCGGTTGGTCAGCCCCCGCAAACCTGTTGCAAATGGATATGGCGGGCAATTTGACGATGGCGGGCAGTGTAAACGCCACATCCAACATGACTGTTGGCTCATCCATTAGCGGTTCTTGGAGTTCAATCTGGAAGCCAATTCAGATGCTTGGAAATGCTTCTGTAGCTGGTGCGTCGGTTAGCGCTTTTCGCTCCGTAATGTTGGGTGTTAACGCAGCTGGTTCATCCACAACCAATCCACTTGTTCATACATATATAGAATCCGCTAGAGCGGCGATGATCCAGATTCTTCCTTCGTCTGGAACTTCTAACGCTAGTTTCTTTTTCCGCACTGCAGCATCTGGTACGGCTGGCACGCAGATTACTTGGTCAACTCCAATGACTTTAGACGTCAGTGGTTATCTGCTTATTGGTTATACCTCAAGTAATGGCGCGTATCCCTTGCAAGTTAACGGTCAAATCTTTGCCACCAGCAGCACCATTGCTACCTCTGATGCTCGATACAAGGAGGATGTCCAGTCCCTAGACGGCGCTCTGGACGTCATCAAGGCCCTGCGCCCTGTGCAGTTTAAGTGGAAAAAGCACGACGTTCACAAATTTAACACCGACATACCCACTATTGGTTTTCTTGCGCAAGAAGTTCAGCAGGTGTTGGCCGACAAGCCATACCTCAACAGCATTGTAAAGAGCAGTGACTGCGTATTGGAAGCTGAAGAAAAAGACGTAGATAACAATGTCATCAAAGAAGCGGTCACCGAGGAGTTTCTTGGTATTGCAGAGAGCAATTTGGTTGCACTTTTGACTCGCGCCATGCAGGAGCAGAACGAGGAAGTCGTTGACCTTCGCACCAGAGTTGCTACACTTGAGGCTTTGGTTTTAAACCTAACCGGGAAATAAAATGGCTATTACATACACATGGACAATTACTGGGATGCAGGTCATTAGTCTCACGCAAGAACCAGAATATGTTGTCAACGCATTTTGGACTAAGACCGGAACGGATGAGCTGGGCAACACCGGCTTCTACACCGGCGAAACCAACTTTGCCCCAGACCCAGAGCAGACCGATTTTATTCCTTACGATCAGCTGACTCAGGAAATTGTAATTAGCTGGGTTCAGCCGATTGTGGACAATTCTTACGGCCCATTTGCGGATGCTCAGATACAAAAGCAAATTGACGCTAAGATATATCCCGTAACGCAACCGCCGTTACCGTGGGGTGATCCACCAACTCCGATTCCCCCTGCCCCTCCTGTTCCAACCACTCCTTAAAGGAAAAACATGAACGATAAAATTGAAATTGGCGAAATAACCGTAGCAGAATTCAACATCATTATGAAGCAGCTGGCCGCCGGTCAACTGGGTGAGTGCATCGACCTCTTCATGCGTTTAAGTCAGCTTGGTAAGCAGTTTCAAGATGCCCAACAAAGCGGTATGCGACCCGCTCCACCTAGCGCCGCAGAACTTCAGTAATCTCCACTAAGGAAGCAGCATGTCAACGTACTCCAACTTAAAGTTTGAACTCATTACAACCGGGGAACAATCCGGTCAGTGGGGTAACACTACCAACACAAACATAGGTACTGCCATTGAGCAAGCCATTGTTGGTATGGCTACGTTGACATCTGCGGACTTCTCATCCAATGTCGCCACGCTAGTTTTGGCCGACGTAAATACAGCTCAGAATGCCCGTGCTTTGTGTTTAAACATTGCGGCTGGAGCTGTCTCTGCCGCTGGAACTATCAACGTCCCGGCAATCCAAAAGCCTTACTTGATTATCAACGGCAGTAGCTTTGCTGTGACGGTCAAGGTTTCTGGCCAGACCGGTGTTTCTGTCCCTGCTGGCAGGCGTACCGTGGTGTACAACAATGCTACAGACGTCGGTAATCAGATTGATTACTTGGCCAATTTAACGCTTGGCACGGCGCTGCCTATTGCCTCTGGCGGTACAGGCACAACGTCCACTACATTTGTAAACTTAGCTACCAACGTAACGGGAACTTTGCCTGTGTTAAGCGGTGGTACAGGTGTTACAACTTCTACCGGCACAGGATCTGTGGTTCTTTCTACAAGCCCCACATTAGTGACTCCTGCTCTAGGTACGCCCGCATCCGGCAACTTTAGTACAGGTACATTTACTTGGCCCACGTTCAATCAAAATACCACTGGAACTGCCGGTGGTTTGTCTTCTACTTTGGCTGTAGCCTCTGGTGGTACTGGAGTTACAACATCTACCGGCTCTGGTTCTGTTGTTCTGTCAACTTCGCCAACGCTTGTAACCCCAGCTTTGGGAACGCCATCATCTGGTACTTTAACAAACTGCACGTTTCCAACGCTGAACCAAAATACCACCGGCACGGCTGCTGGCCTGTCTTTAACTTTAGCTGTTGCTTCGGGAGGTACAGGGTTAACATCAACTCCTGCAAATGGACAAATTGATATTGGCAATGGATCTGGATTTACCAGAACCACATTAACTGCTGGTTCAAACATCACAATTACCAATTCTGCGGGCGGCATTTCAATTGCAGCGGCAAACTCTGGTGGCACAGTTACAGGTGTTACGGCTACAGCTCCAGTAACATCAACCGGCGGCACAGCTCCAATTATAGGAATGCCCGTAGCCTCAGCTAGCGCAAACGGCTATTTGTCTTCTACTGATTGGACTACATTTAACAACAAGGGGTCTGGTAACGGAACTGTTACAAGCGTTACTGGCACTTCTCCAATTGCTTCTACAGGTGGTACAACGCCAGCAATTAGTATTTCTCAGGCTAGCGGTTCTACTAATGGGTTTTTGTCTAGTACAGACTGGACTACTTTTAACGGCAAGCTGTCAAGCGGTGGCGCGTTGGGCACGCCGTCATCCGGTAACTTAACAAACTGCACATTCCCAACGTTAAACCAAAACACAACCGGTACAGCTGCAGGATTGTCTTCTATTTTGGCGGTTGCTTCTGGTGGTACTGGTACAGCTACCCCGTCTTTGGTTGCGGGTACAAACGTCACTATTTCAGGTACATGGCCAAACCAAACAATCAATGCGTCCGGCGGTGGTGGAAGTTACACCACTAATGGAATTGCATACGCAGACAGCACGACCACATTGGCTACTGGTACAGCGCTAACATTTAACGGAACTCTGATGACGTTGGGTACGCCAGCGTTGGCAAAGCGTTTTAGTATTGGCGGCGATACGTTG